ATGCCGACCACATTCAAACCTGTTGTCTACGCCGACAATAAACGGCAGGACGGAACCTACAACGTAAAGATACGAGTAACCCATCGACGGCAGACATTGAAGCTGTCAACGAATATGTACGTCGCCGCACACCAAATGACGCGCGCGCTTAAACTCAAAGACCAAAGCATAATCGACGAGGCGAAACGAATCATCGACAACTGGCGCGCCATCGTCGGACGGCTCGGAGCTGCGGCCGACGTTATGACCGTCCGGCAGGTAGTCGACCACATCAAGCAGACGGAGCAGAACAACATGGCTTTCGAACTTGATTTTATCGCCTATGGACGCAAAAAGGCTGAAACGATGCGCCCCGGAACGGGCATCGGGTATCAGATCGCCTTAAATGCGTTGGTGCGGTATATCGGCTCGGAAACACTTGACATCAGCCGGATAAATGCCCGATTCCTTACGGGCTTCGAACGGTTCATCGAGGCCGAACCCGTTCTGACGCACAGTAGAAAGGGTGCAATCCGCCAACTGCACAAGACCAAGAAAGGCGGCCGCGCCGTATCATCCTATCTTGCCTGCGTTCGCCACATCCATAATCTCGCAAAACAGGAGTTTAACGACGAGGAATTGGGCGTCATCCGCATACCGCAATCACCGTTCAAAACCTACAAGGTCAAGCAACCGCCAAAGGTCAAAAAACGAGCCGTCAACCCCGATATACTCCAACAAATAATCAACCTCGGCGACGAACCGCGCCGTGCTGGGTCAATCTCCGATTTCACGCGCCGCGATCTTGCCCGCGATTGTTTCCTCCTGTCTTTCGGCCTTGCAGGCATGAACGCAGCCGACCTGCTATCCTGCCCTGCGCAGCCCCTCGATGGCGACGTTATCGTCTACAACCGACAAAAGACCGCGAGCCGTCGAGAAGACGAGGCGGAAATGCACATCAGAATCGAACCACAGATCGCGCCGTTGGTCGAGAAATTCAAAGACCCGACAGGCGCACGACTATTCCGGTTCCATCTACACTACCGGGATGGCAACACATTTAACGGAGCGCTGAATCAAGGTCTGAAACGAATTGACGATGCGTTGCGGGCGACCCGAGACGTCGACCAACATCAGAACGACGCTGCGGGCGAAGATCGGCCCCTGCCGGAACATATCACGTTCTACGCCGCGCGCCATAGCTGGGCAACGATAGCCCGTTCAGCAGCGCTCAAAATCGACAAATACACCGTACACGAGGCGCTGAACCACGTCGACGCAGATATGAAAATAACCGACCGATATATCGACCGCGATTGGTCGGTCATTTGGCAGGCAAATGCAAAAGTACTTGGCCTGCTCAACTGGTCGGAACTAAAAAAAAGAGAGGAAAACCGGAAATAATTGGCGGGAATCTTGCATAATAAACAAATGTTTATTATATTTGCATTGTCAATAAAGCCAAAAGGATATGAAAAAACCAAGTAAGGAACAAAAGGAGTTCGAAGCAGAGCTAATTTACTATTTAAGGCTTTACAGCGAACTAAAAGGAAGAGAGGGAGCCGCAAAAATCCTCGCTTCCATTGAGGAAGAAATCAACAAGCTGGTCGAAATCCTCAAAGAATTGTAAAACACAGCTCCCCGCCTTGCGGGGCGGGGAGCATAAACAAAATAGACTATGGCAACCAAGAAAGAAATGGACGATTTGAAACGTCGTTTTATAAGCGCAGAAACGGAAGAAGAACGCAACGAAATCGGCAAGGAGATTTCTGCGGCAATCGAACAAAACGCCGAGGAGGTCGCCGCGATTACCCTTTCACAGCTCAAAGAAACGAACGAACGAGCACAGGACGAATTAGTGCGCAATCGCCTTAAATCGGTGCTCCCGGCAATTTCGTTGTCTTACATCGCCAAGACCTATTTCAATAAAAGCCGTAGTTGGCTGAATCAGCGAATTAACGGCAATACGGTTAATGGGGTACAGGCCAAATTCTCACAGGAGGAGTTGCGCACGCTCGATTTTGCACTAAAAGACCTTTCGGCAAAACTTGCAGAGATTCGCGTTTCATAGCCTTTGCTTTATTGACAATCTCGCAGAAGCGAAACGCGACGCCCCGGCCAAACGGTCGGGGCGTTTTCTGTACATATTTTCACGGGAAAAATTAACCCTTGCGGACATAATTTTTTACATATTTTCGGGCTATTTCGTAAACATCTGCCCCCGGCCTGTCAGCAGCCAGCGAGGCGAAACGCCGTAATGCTCGACGATAAACGTCAGCCACGCCGTCGGAATCTCCCGACGGCTATCCGTGTTGTCGCGCTTTTTATAAAAATTGCGCTTGTCGATGCCCCCCTCGCGGCAAAACGTCTGTATCTTCGTTTCGCCCATCGCAAGCAAGGCATCGAACGCCTCGAAAAATCTGTCCGCAACAGTTTGCATAGATCAATACATTTTGCAAGCAGCTATGATTTCATCCTTATACTTGTAAATATCGTCCAATGATTCAAGCAGGTGTTTCTGTCCCCATTTCTCCACGTTGCAAGTTTCGAGATACTTATTTGAACTATTGAAATACAGGCGACAGATCGGTTTTCGGTTATTGTCGTCAAGCAGGATTCCGAAATACGACATCGTATCACGGTACTGCACGCGATTAATATCGTCGACCTCCGGGTAAAGAATTGACCGAACGATATAAAATCCCTGCAATTCCTCTTCCGTAGTTACGATTCGGTTATCCTCTATTTTTTCTGCCTCATCCGAAGTTGCGGCCACATCCGCCCCCTGTTCGGTCTTATCGACCTTGTTTTCTACTACCGTATCGGCAGAGATCGCCGATTTAAGGCGTTCATTTATGTAATCGTTGGTGTATTGTACAAATGCCTGTTTCACAATCGCGCGGAATTGCCCCATTACAACGTCGTTGAAACGGCCGGGATAAATCGGCCGGGCAAAGTATTTGACGAACTCGTCGCTGGGATTGTTGATTTCCCGGTCAATGGCATTTCGAATTTCATTTGTAAACTTCAATTCACTGGCGGTGTTGAGAATCGTGTCTACATCGAAATAACTCTTGTGGAACTCACGCAATTTATCGACCTGCGATTCCCGGTATTTCTCCATATTGAATTCGAAGAACGGTTTTTCATCCATCTTGTTTTTCTCTACCAAGTCGGTATAAAAACGATAGATAATGCCGTTGGTCAGAATACCGAAGCGGGCGTTGGATACATGGAAATAACGAAACAGTTGCCCGTTATGCGATGTAAGGTCTTCTTTCCAATGTTTGCACTCAATCAGAATAATCGGCTGGCCGTCTTTATGAATGGCATAGTCGATCTTTTCCCCTTTTTTAATCCCTAAATCGCAAGTGTATTCGGGGACAACTTCCGTCGGGTCAAATACATCGTATCCGAGGGTTTGAAGAAACGGCATAATGAACGCCGTTTTGGTCGCCTCTTCGGTTTGGGTATTCTCTTTAAGTTTGATAACCCGTTCACTCAACAGCTTGATTTGATCTTTGAAATCCATTTTGATATGTTTTTACTGGTTATTGGCAGATTGGAAACCCGATTCGAGGGGTACATCTTCAAACTTAACGGCAACCCCGGACGCTTGCCACACAGGGCGTTTGTTTGCATCCAATTCCCGGTAGATTCTTACACCGATCAAGCCGTTCGCCCCTCGCGTTTTAGCTCTTTCGACAAGCATATCAAGTATTTTATTAGGGGTTATATCATCCGCTGCGCCGGGGCCGAACTCCTCTCCGTACTCCATCGCAATCGAGGCAATAGGGAGGTATTTATATGTAGTTTGAGCCTCTGACGGAAAAATCCAAAAACCGCTGTTGATATAATCTGCATAGTCAACAGAATACCTTACCGTATAGGCTTGGTATGTGCAACACGTCAAACACAAAACGGCGCAAAGTGCGACAATTCTACCAATCCCAAGACGAAGTATCGGCCCTTTCAGAATCTTCGAGGGGGGGGGGAATTTTATAATCCCTACGCGTCGTAAAACGCAAGCCCCGACAGAGGCGAAGCCCGAAGCAAGTTTTTTCATAAATTCAAGGGTTAAAGTGTTTATATTAACTATTTTAAGGACATGCACATCAATACGCGATACATTCCGTAAATATCGGCGAATCGCACGGCAAAAGGCTGATATTTCGGGTCGGGATTCAAAGAATAGCACTGTACGGAATCGTCATCGTCCCCCTTCCGCACCTCCTTTATAACACTACCGTTACAAGTATCGAGGACATAAACCCGCCCCCATTCGATGAACGCCGTTTCGTCGACCTTTTTAATAAGAACCTGCGCCCCGTTCGGATAGTCCGGGGCCATGCTGTCACCCGTTACCGTCATAACAAAATCAACGTCACGAATCGGCGTGACAACGCGCTCACACTCGGCAATCTTAATTGACACAACAAAGTCGTTAAGTGTCCCGCCTTGCGCCGCGAGAGGCAGCAGCGGAGCAGTAAATACATTCGGCGTTTCGGCTTTGTTTGTCGCCGTCGAGGTCTTCACAGAGCCGCCGCGGGTCATAGGCCCAACGCCCGTCATCAACCATTCTGTATTAAGGTCAGGATAACGTGATGCAATGCGTTGTAGTTTATCCGGCTGAACAGATACGCGGATTGTGTTCACATAACCAATCGTCAGCCCTGCTTCGCGCTCAAAAGCACGCACAGAACGCTCTTTCGATTTAGCGAACTTGACAAGTCTTTCTTTTATAGTCATATATAAAAAAATTTCACAAAACTTTCACAAAATGCTTTATAAAGTTTGCATAATATGATGCTTTGCTTTATATTTGCATCATAATTCACAGGGATTACGCATGAATTACGCACAAATATAACAAAAATTGTTTAATGCAATACATTATTATCACATAAAGCACAACGCACGATGAACACGAAATTTTTTAACCGAGCCGTAGGTCATGCAAACATCCTCGTCGGGGATAACATCGACCAACTCGTCAGCGAGGCCATGAACCACGTTGCCCGCCTCCGGGATTACTACCGGAACGACATCCGTCAATCGTTGCAGGATTTAGGCGCAGCCTGCGTATCGAATCATTCCACAGGAGACAAGAGGAGTTTGTTTGTTGTTCTCGACAAAGAGCATCAAGTATCGGACGAGGATTGGCAAAACATGGCCATACGTGACATCGAAAGGAAATACAACATCCGAATCCTATGAAAACGGCGACCAATCTCAACAGCGCGACGGGCAGCGTGCTCGGACTTGCCGAACTTATCGGAATAAGCCACGGTAAAATGCGCACTCTTATCGGCCACCTATGCGCCGCAGGACTGATAACGAGTGAATCATCGAACAAAGGAACGGCATTTCGACTTACTGACCGCGGCGAACAGGTATTGAATTTCACATCGGCAGACGTCGACGATTTTTCGACCATTCTGTCGGTTATCCAACGGCCTTTCGGCATAGCTATTTTACATATTATTAAACAACTAACGCACAACGCACTATGAAAAACAACATCGAAAATGGGATTTACATCCCCGAGGAACAGCGCAACCTTATCCCCGTCGACGAATGGGTGAAGCGCGAAGATCCGACCACAGCGCAGACCGTTGTACTTGTAACCGATTTCGGAATGCTCGAAATCGCCAAAGAAGACCTACCGGGCGGATTCAATTTCGAGGGCGCACAGAAAGCTGCCGCCGAATACCGCAAGGGCTTCCGCTGCCCGACCCGGCATGAAGCAATTGAAATGTACGACGCCCGGTTCCGTGGCCTCGACGAAGCGTTCAAGAAGATCGGCGGCGAACCCGCAACGACTATCGGCTGGACGAGCGAAGCCGACCCCGACCCGGAGTACAATTCCAGCAGCGCGTTCATCTACGGCGGCGGCACGGGCGACGTGGGCAACAACAGCAAGTGTGGCACGAACGCCGTGCGTCCGGTTTCCGCTTTCAAGAAATAGTTTCACAGTTCAATCATTCCCGCGCCCTTTACGGGGCGCGGGGTTAACCCCAAAGACCAAACAGAAATGAAAAAAGGCACGATCATCAAACGCACCGACTACGTGGCGACGATGCTCGCTATTCCCGTCGGAGAAGAACACGAATTCACGCTGACGGGGCGCGACTACGCATCGTATATGAACGCCGTCAGCCGTTTCAACAAGAACGGCAAGGCGAAATTCGAAGCCCGCACCGCTTCCGCATCCACCATCGTAATTAAACGCCTTTCGTAATATGTCGCTCCCCGAATTATACGAATTACAGCATTGCCTCGTCCACGTCGCCGATGTCGTTGCTTGCGCAATCATCAAGCGCCAGCAGCCAGCCGCCGACCTCGTAACGAAACGCGCGCTGTATCGGGAATTCGGTCGGGGCTGGGTCGATAAGCATATCGCCCCGCATGGGAAGATCGAGGGCAAGCGATTCGGAACGGCCCCGAATTCACCGATCAAATACAGCCGCACGGAATTCGTCGCCCTACTCGAAGCCGAACGCCTGCAACGCGCAGAAATCGTCGGTAAATACGGACAACAAGAGCAGGCAAAATAAGCTGTTTTGCAGCCTTTACCACTCCAAGCGAACGAATACACGACGACAGCCCGAAAGTCGATAAAACAGGAAATTCGATAAAAATAACATGCAAGCACTCAAATACACATCAAGGGAGGTAAACCGGAATTTCCGCATCAAGGTTTCGGGCCTCGGCATCCATGAACTCAAAGGCTTTACGGGATTCGTCGGGTTGGTGGGGAGCGAACTCGCAAACAACCTGCTTGACCGGGCATTTCGAAGCAAGGCGGATAAAGTAGAATGCAAACTGCGGCGCGGCTTGAAAATAACCTTTTACTACAAGTAGACATGAAAACCAAAATTTTAGCTATCCCGTGGTGGCTGTCGCTGGTCGCGCTCGGCGGAGCAATGGATGCAGACCCGATTTCATGGGTCGCCGTTGCCGTAACATTCGCCGCGTTCGTAACACTTTCCGCAGCCATAATCAGAGAACAAAGGAAAACCGCATAATAACCAATCATCACAAAACGCACGATGCTATGAACATCAAGATCAAATCAATTACCCTGCGCAATTTCAAAGGACTGCGCGACGTATCGTTCGATTTCGACGGCCGTAACGCCACGATCATAGGCGACAACGGTACGGGAAAGACAACCATTTTCGACGCCCTGACATGGGTATTGTTCGGCAAGGATTCGCACAACAGCACCGACATCGACATCAAGACAATAGACGCCACGGGCGAACCTATGCACCGCGCCGAGCATTTCGTCGAGGTGGCATTGGACGTGGACGGCTCCGCACAGACGCTGCGCCGCACGTACCGCGAGATTTGGAGCAAGCCGCGCGGGTCGTCCGACCTGCGATTCGTCGGACACGAAAGTGCGTTTGCCGTCAATGGCGTGGAGGTCGGAACCAAGGCGGCATACGACAAAATCATTTCGGAATGGATCAACGACAATGTATTCCGGATGCTGACCGACCCGATGTATTTCAATACTCGCGTCGATTGGAAAGGCCGTCGCGCTGCCCTTTTAGCCCTCGTCGGGGATAACATCGACCGCACGGCGATACAGGCGCAGTTTGCCGACCTGCTCGCCGAAATGAACGGCGAACCCCTCGCAGATTTCAAAGCGCGGCTTGCGACCGAGAAGCGCAAGAACAAAAAGGAACTCGAAACATTCGGCCCAAAGATCGAAGCATATCAAAACACGATGCCCCCGGCGGAAGACTACGCCGCGCTGGAACAGGAGATCACGCAGCGCGAATCCGTGGCCGCAAACGAGATCGCAGCGTACCAGCGGCAAATCGACGCACTCGACACGCAGATCGCCGACGCATCGAAAATAGACGAGGAAACGCAGGCCGCCCACGACCGAAGACTGAAAAAGGTGCTCGACATCAAAAAGTCGTTGTCCGATCATATCGACGCTCGACTGACCGCGGCCCGTCGGTATAACTCCGACCGCGACGCGGCCATCATGGACGCACAGGCGAAAGCGGATTCAATTCTGCGCGAAATCGAGAAAACCGAAACGACGGCAAACTCGAAACGGGACACCCTCGAAGCCTGCGTAAAGAAGCAGGCGAATATCAAATCGGCACTCGATAGCATGCGTGCGAAATACGAGGCTGAGAAAAAGGCGGCATTTGAATACGTCGACGCGACCACCTGCTACGCTTGCGGCCAGCCGTTACCCGCCGCAACCATCGAAGAAGCCCGCCGCGCGGCCCGCGAGAGCTTCGAGAAGCACCAGCGCGAAATACTCGACAAGTTGATCGCCGACGCCAATCTCGAAAAGGATACTTACAGCAAGTTAACAAAGCTGGTTTCGACCACCGAACAGGAAATCGCAATGCTCGATCAACGCCTATCGCAACTGCGCGCGGAACATCACGCTGTGACGCTGGCTATCACAACCGCGAAAGACGTTCCCGCAATCGACCTCGAAACGGAGGAAGAACAGGCGAAATTATCTTCCGAATACCGGAAGCTCTCCGACGAGCTTACCCGCGCGCAAACCGCCCTCGAAGCCTCGGCAACCACGAAAATCACGGCCGCTACGCTCACGGCACGCCGCCGGGATATATCCGCACAGATCGACACTGTGCGTCAGAACCTCGCAACCGCAACCACCGACCTGCGCCGTCGCCTTGCCAATAAGGAGCGCGCCGCAGAGGTACAACGCCTTATAGACGAGGCCAAAGAATCGGAAAAGAAGATCGCCGAACGTATCGCCGAACTCGAACGCCTCGAATTCGCAGCGGCGGCCTACACGAAAGCGAACATCGAAGCCGTCGAAGCAGCGATAAATTCGCGGTTCAACCTCGTGCGCTGGCGAATGTACGAACAGACCATCGAGGGCGCGGACGTCGAAACATGCGTCGCCACCATCGACGGCGTGCCGTTCAACTCGCTGAACAGCGCCGGGCAGGTACTCGCCGGACTTGACATCATCCGCACGTTCTGCCGCTACTACGGCGCAACCGCGCCCGTCTTCATCGACAACGCCGAAAGTATTTCGCAGACCGATTTTGCGCTCGATTCGCAGGTCATTCGTCTGCAAGTGGTCGAGGGTGCTGCACTCGAACTTAAAACAGCGTAACGACATGGCACAGATCGTCAGCAACGAAAAAGGATTCAAGGTTATCCACGTCGAAACGCTCGACATGCGGGTCATCGGAAGCCCCGCGAAATGCGACTACTGCACGGCGGATATGGCGACCCCCGACGGCGGCTATTACATCGCCGTGCTGAATAAGATATACTGTCCGCAATGCTATAAACGCTGGCTTTCCGAGGCACGCCGCCACCCGCAGGACGCCCCTATCGAAGCCCGAAACTACAACACGTATCGTCAAATCTTTTATTTCAAATAACTATGGCACAGAATAGCAATCAGAACGGAGCGCAGACCGCCCCGGCGACGCAATCGAAAGCGATTGCCGCAATGAAAGATGAACTTGCGAACAGCGTCCTGCGACGCATCGAGGAGCTGCAAGCGAACGGCGGGCTGGTCGTCCCGAAAGACTACGCCGTAACTAACCAAATGAACCTTGCATGGCTTCGTATCTCCGAAATGCTTTGGGAGGATTCCAACAAAGTACAACACCCGGTTTTGGAGGTCGTAACCAAAGCATCGGTGGCAAATTCGCTGCTCGATATGGTGCTGCAAGGCATGGACATCCAAAAGAAGCAAGGATACTTTATCCCGGTCAAAAACAAGGCGTCGGGGCAGCTCGAACTGACGTTCTGGCGATCGTATTTCGGCGACGAGAAACTGGCCCGCGCACAGGGTATGAAGAAAGTCCGTTCGGTCGTCGTTTACGAGGGTGACGATTTCGAATACATGTACACGGAAGACGGCGAAACCAAAGTAACGAAACACGTTCCGAGCCTGTCGAGAATCGACAAAGACAAGATCGTCGCCGTCTACGCCGTAACGACTATGTCCGACGGCTCGCACTCGACGACAATCAAGACGATGACCGAAATCCGGCAAGCATGGATGCAGGGCGCAATGCGGGGCAACTCGCCTGCGCACCGAAATTTCACCAGCGAAATGGCAGGGCGAACGGTCGAGCGTTCCGCCATGAAGCACATTATCAACTCGTCATCCGACGCATGGCTGTTGAGCGAAGACGAGAAAGAACGCCGCGTAACGAACGAAACGGCGGCCGCGCCCGCCGGGGCAAATATCGAAGATGCGAAATTCGAGGAGGTCGCCCCAGCCGCAATCGCAGCACAATCGGCCACACCCGCCGAAACGATGCCGCCGATCCCTACGCCGACGCCCGTTCCGCGCGAGGAGGTAACCGAAGAGGCAGCCCCCGCGGCCATTGAAGACGACCCGTTCAACGTGTAACCCGATGAAGCTGCACGTCATATCATCATCGTCGGCTGGTAACTGCTACGTTTTGGAGAGCGAAGCGTCTGCGCTCGTTATCGAGTGCGGCGCATCGCCCGAAACGATGTTTGCCAGGACTGGGATCGACGCCCGAAAGTTCGTCGGTGCAGTAGTAACGCACGAGCACGGCGACCACGCGGCCCACATCGGCAAATACGCCGACCGGGCAATCGACGTCTATGCCTCGCAGGGAACGCTCGCGGCGTGTCGCATCGACAAAGCGCACCGCGCGCACACATTACGACCGATGCAGTCCGTCATGGTCGGCGATTTCGTCGTCCGGGCGTTCGACGTGAAGCACGACGCAGCGGAACCGTTCGGGTATATTATCGAACACGAGGAATGCGGAAAAGTGCTATTTGCTACCGACACGCATTTTATCCGGTACAACTTCAAATCCCTGCGACTGAATCATATTCTGATCGAGGCGAACTATTCACAAGAGGAGCTGGACGATAATATCGCCCGCGGGACGATGAACCCGGCACAGGCAGCGCGCGTACGAACGTCGCATCTATCAATCGACGCGGCGTGTGATATGGTAAAGGCGAACGAAACGGCGGAACTTTCGACGGTCGTTCTACTGCACCTTTCGAACGCAAACAGTCTTGCCGATGCTTTTGCCGCGCAAATGCGCAAAACAGCCCATTTCGCGCGTGTTTTCGTCGCAGACAAGGGTTTAATCGTCAAACTGAACAAAAGCGAAATTTAACGGGTCAAATCAGCGTCAATGGCAAACGAAACAAATACTGGTTGGGTGCGGTTGTATCGCAGCACGCTCGGATGGGAGTGGTTCGACGACCCGCTCACGCTGCAACTGTGGGTCGTTTGTCTGCTCAAGGCGAATTACCTGCCTACGAGATGGCGAGGAGTGGAGATTGAGCGCGGGGCTTTCGTTACCTCCGTCGATGGTTTGTGCGCAGAAACAGGACAGACGACACGACAGATTAGAACCCGTTTAGCTCGTTTGCAGGCGTCCGGCGAAATATCCGTCCGTGCGACAAACTACAAAAGCATTATAACAGTTTGTAAATTCGACACTTACCAGCCATTAGAAAATGAAAACGACAAACGACCGACAAACAGTTACGAGGGTTTGCGGAGGGTACCGGGAAAGAAAGCCGCCAAAATCGACAAACCAAACGACAAACCGGAAACACCTATAATTAACATTAATACAGACGATTATAGTGATAACACCGAACAAAACGACAAACAGAACGACAATCAATCGACAAACGACCGACAAACGCAACTGTTTTCAAGCGACAACAGTATAAGAATATATAAAGAGGAATATAAAGAATTAAAAGAATCTCTCTCTTCTCGCGCACGCGCGAAGGAGGCAGAGAGAGAGAGAGAGACATTTTTTGAAATTTTCTTTTTCAAGAATTTTATAAATCCCGATTACGAAGTCGAACGATTCTGCGCTAATTACGAGGCATCGGGCTGGATTCGTAAAAACGGACAAGCCGCTATCGACCGCCCGGCGCTTGCGCGGACATGGACGCAGGAAGATAAAAACGCCACGCCACGCTTCAACGCCGATTTTCTTGCGAAATACCGACGTTTCTACGACCTCGTAAAGCAAACGAATCCGGTGCTTGCGCCGATATTCATTCACGATCTGGAATTGGTATTTATCGACGCCGAGCGCAAACGGCTAACATTCCGCTGCACGCGGCAGATGGCCGAAGCCGTCGAGGCCAATGTCCGGTTCTTTCGGGATAACTTTTTCGACAAACATTTCGCGGGCTGGACGCTACACTACCAAACCCCGCGAATCTAAAAACAACAACGCACGATGAAAAACAAAAACGACAAGCGGGGCAAGTCCCCGGCAAATTTCTACGACAGAATCGCCGAAATGCTCAACAAGGCGGCTATTCCGCAGACGATCACAGTCGAGGCCGAGGGAGTTTCGCCCGAAACATTCTTGGCGACAGGGATCACGAAACGCGAACTGTATGCCACCGTCGCAATGGCAAGCCTTGCGCACGCCGTCGTAACCACCCCACCCACCGGAGGCGGCAGGCTTCGTTCAGACTGGGCGCGGCGCGTGGCTACACAAGCCGCAGAGCTGGCCTACTACCTCGACGAAGCACTCGGCGAGATCGAACGAAACGGCAAACCCGCAAAAGATTCAAGACGATGAAAATTCTGTATTTGCCACTCAAAAAGGAGTGGTACGAAATGATCGAGCGGGGCGATAAGCGCGAAGAGTACCGCGAAAATACCCGTTACTGGAAAACGCGGCTTATCGACACGGTAATATACGACGAGGGGGACGAGGAGACCGAAAGCCCGGTATTTATATTCTTCAAAGACTACGACGCAGTTTGTTTTTCCTACGGCTACACCCGCCGCCGGATGCTATGGGAGTGCAAAGGCGTTGATTTTGGCCGAGGTCGCCCGGAATGGGGTGCGCCCGATCACGAAACATTTATCATCAAACTTGGAAACCGACTGAACGATGAGAGATTACAGTAAAGATTTCGCCGAATGGCGAAAATGGCGCGACGAAAAAGGGTTGCCGCCTATCTACGACAACCCGGCCGACGCGGGTATCGAAACGGATTTCCGGGTCGGGCAGCAAGTGTCGTTCACGAACGAATACGGCGTGCGGTTCGAACCGCACGTGATAATGGGATTCTGCAAACCGGAGCTTTCGGGCCGGTGCGTCTACCTCGACTACGACTGCTACTGGTTCCCGACGGAACTCAAATCGTTAAAACCCTATCGGAAATGATGTCCCAGCCGACTTACATAGCCTCGTGTTCGTTTGGCAAGGATAGTATCGCAACAATTCTCCTTGCCCTCGAACATGACGAACCACTCGACCGGGTGGTATTCTCGGAAGTGATGTTTGATCACGCACGCAACATCAGCGGCGAGATTCCGGAGCACATCGGGTGGATATACGACACAGCTATCCCGAAGCTGCACGACATGGGCATCCACGTCGACGTGGTACGCGCCGAACGGGACTACTGCTATTTTTTCGCAAATGCCGTCGGGGGGGGGGGGAGAATGCAGGAAAGATTTACGGGTTCCCGCTCGGCGGCAAATGCTTCATCAATCGGGATTGCAAAGTCGCGCCCATACGAAAATACCTCGCCGAAATTGCTGGCGGTCCCCTGCGTGCCAAAACGAATATCGTGCAGTACATCGGTATCGCCGCAGACGAACCGCGACGACTTGCCAAACTCACGGAGAACCGAATGTCGCTCTTGGCGAAATACGGCTACACCGAGCAGATGGCGAAACAGCTTTGCGCCACTCACGGGTTACTGTCGCCGATCTACACGACCGGGACACGCGGCGGATGCTGGTTCTGCCCGAACTGCAAAATACAACATTTCGTCAACCTGCGACGCAATCATCCCGAACTATGGGCAGAATTGGTCGAGTTGAGCCATACGCCGAACTTGTGCAGCTACGGATTCAAATACGGCCTTACCGTGCAGGAGGTCGAAAAACGGATGAATGCAGAAGAACAACAGCTAAAACTTTTTTAATCACAACTTTCCATGAAAGACATTCATCATACCTGCCGATGCACCGGGCAACAGTTTACGTTCAAAGAGTGGTGCGCGTGGCTTGATAACCACAAAAAAGCCGGACAGGATAGCGGTAAATTCGTGGCGTTATCGTACAACGGTTTCGATTTCAACATTCACGACGTATGCCTAACGCCTAACAGACCTGTCCGATTATTCAACCACCATTGTATCGTGGAGGTTAAAACGGCGCAGTCGCCGACAGGACGCTGGGATTACGGGCTGGATGTCAACTTGCACAATTCGGCCCATTACGTCGGGGTCGGATTCGTCGACGATGTGCAAAAGGGATACCCAACGGAAGCCGCCGCGATTCTTGCCGCCCTGCTCGATGCCCGCAAATCAGCCGAACGTGAACTGGCGAACTGTTCCGGTCGCTCCCGGTCGAATCTCGACAACGAGGACGACGAAGACGGATTCATCAAAGACAGCACGCTGGCCCCGTATATTCGGAATATCATCAAGCAAATCGACGATCAGCGCCGTGCAACGGCGTTCAAACAACTAACCCTATTTTGATTATGACACGACACGTTGAATCGCACATGCAACGAATGTGCGTCGGTTGGTTCCGGCTCCAATACCCCGCCGTCGGCAAACTCCTGTTCGCCGTTCCGAACGGTGGCGCACGGAGCCGCACGGAAGCCGCGATAATGAAAGCAGAGGGCGTAACCGCAGGCGTTACCGACCTTATCCTGCTGCTCGGACGCGGAGGCTTCAACGCCCTATGTATCGAAATGAAGACTACCGACCGACGTTCCGCCCTATCGGACGCACAAATCGAATGGCGCTCGCTCACAATCGCGAACGGAAACAGACACGTCGTCTGCCGGACGTTAGAGGAATTCCAGTCGGAAATACGCTGGTACATGGCGCGCCCGGCAAATAACGAACCACGGGACGAAATCACCTGTGTCCGCCCGATAGTTCCGCCGTCCGTCGAAGAGATCGAGCGAGCATTTGGGAAAATCAGGCGACGCAAAATCAATCATCAACCAACAAAAACCGAGAAACAATGACAACACACAACCCGAAATTCAGAGGGACGCCCGGCCCGTGGCGGGTCGACGGACACGAACACAAAAACGGCGTCGTAGAATATACCATCGTTTCGATTTCCGGCGACGCTGTCGGCTGCGCTCCCGTCGCAGAAGTACTGCGCAATAACCCGCGCCCGATGCCGGAGCAACGCATCGAGGCCAACGCCCGACTATTGGCCGCCGCGCCCGACTTGCTCGCCGTGCTCGAAATCATCGTCGGGATATTTGAACCGAACAAACTGACCCCATATCGGTCTGCGCGCGAAACGGTAGATCTGGCGAAACAGATCATCGGATACGTCTACGGAGCGGACGAGCGAAACCGCCCAACCAACGAATCGCCCTCAAACGACGCCGAATTCCTCGAATGGCTGTACGTCCGACTGGTCGGCACCCACGGCGAAAATCCGAATACGGACTTTATGCAGAACCTCAACTCTATAATCGAAAAATTACGGTAATTATGAAAACAGTCGAAGACCTTAACAGACTTATCCGCGACGAAATCACAGCTATCGAAGCGCTCCGAAGCGAAGACGAAAAAATATGGTCGGTTCGGGGGGGGGTAACGGAAGCCAATGACAAACGCAGCAAGAAGATCCGCCGCATGATCGGCGACCACAACAACGAGATCGCCCACTTGCGCCGCCTTATCCGCTTTGTCGAGGCAACCCCGGAAGAGGGTATACGAATGATGCTCGACCAGCTGCGCGGACAGGTAGATCGAACCACCGCATCTGCCGACCGCTACAAATTGAAAGAGCAGAAAAAAGAGTATCTGACACGTGCAGGCGCGCAGCTCAAACACACGCAAATCGCCGAACTTGAATTCTTATTACAATGAATAACAAAGCTATTGCCCCGGAAACTACCGTACAGGAACGGTGTGCCATCTGCGGCCGCCCGAGGATTTACAAATACGACGGTTATTGTCGTCCCATCTGCGAACGATGCGCCAACGGAGGTGGCAGGACATACGTTCGAAGCGGAGAGAAGATTGGCCGCAACGAACCGTGCCCATGCGGTAGTGGTTTGAAATACAAGAAATGTTGCGGCAAATGAATGCCGCCCTTAATAACTCAAAACCAAAATAAAGATGGACAAAAAACAAACGACCGCGACTTGCCCCAAATGTGGGGAAGAAATTGTGCAGTGCGAAAACTGCGAGAATATGGGCTGCCCCGATTGCGACGGGTTTGTAGTTACCCGCGACGACGTGATTCTGTGCCCGGAATGTGCCGCCGCTTGCAAGGAGGACTGCGACAAGATGCGCGCTGTCGGTTGCGGTAGTTGCGCCCTTTTCGCTGACGAAGACGACGAGGGGCAGGGTTGGTGCGAACTGCATCAGGAATCCGTGTGCTTCATTGATAAATGCAGCGACCGAATTTCGAAAGTCTGATCGCTGATAAAATCTTACCCGAAAGCGTGTATTATTTACACGCTTTTTACATATCTTTGTGCTGGTAACCAATACAGAGTAAACGCAACCGGGCCTATGAAAATTCCGCAAACTATCGAAATGCAGGTTGGCGCGCTCAATGCCAGCGAGCACAACCCGCGACAAATCACCGAAGACGATTTCGCCGAACTGGTCAAATCCCTGCTACTGCTGCCGAAAGGCTTGTATTACCGCCCCGTCGTCGTGGACGACCGGAATATCGCCCTTGCCGGAAATATGCGCCTGCGGGCGCTGAAATACATTCACGAACTCGGATTCGACGACCTCGCAGAAATCTTGCGGGCGTCGTATCGGTTCCGGCATTTCGACGAGGCGAAACAATCCGCGCTGCTGAACTACTGGCGCGAATGGCAGATGCACCCGACCGTGCCGACGCTTTACGCCTCGGAACTCGACGAAGACGAGCAACAGCAGTTCATCATCAAAGACAACCTATCGTTCGGCACGTTCGATATTGACATGTTGGCAAACGAGTACGACATCGCGGCGATCATCGACGATGGTTTCGACATCGACCTGCTCCCAAAATCGGCCATCGAGGCGTTGGCCGCGGCAAATGGTATCGACCCTAACGATATAACAGGGCGACGCTGTGGCGGCGACGGGGAAGCCGACGAGCACTACACGCACAAAATCACGTCGCCCGTCTACGAGCCGAAGAACGAAAAACCGGACTTATCGACGCTGACCGACAGCGGCCGAACCGACGAACTGCTGGCAAAGATCGAAGCGTCGAACGTATCGCCCGACGAAAAAGAGTTTCTGCGGCAGGCTGCCGCACGACATACGGTGTTCGATTACGCCAAGATCGCCGACTACTACGCACACGCCTCGAAAGAAATGCAGGAGCTTATGGAAGATTCGGCGCTGGTCATTATCGACTTCGGCAAAGCCATCGAAAAGGGCTACATCCGATTGTCGGACGAAATACGAAACGAATACACACGGGAGTATGGCAATGAGGCATAACGGGTTCGTTGCGTTCATTCTGACGCACGGACGCCCCGACCGGGTGCTGACCTACGAGAAACTGCGCAAACACGGGTACACGGGGAAAATATACATCGTCTGCGACGACGAAGACAAGACGCTGCCGGAGTATCGCAAACGCTTCGGCGACGTGCTCGTCTTTTCCAAATCGGAGATCGCAAAGACATTCGACGAGGGCGACAATTTCGGCGACCGCCGGGCAATCATCTACGCCCGTAACGCCTGTTTCGAGCTGGCCCGGCAGATCGGGGCGACGCATTTCATCGAGCTGGACGACGACTACACGTATTTCAAATTCCGGTTCGACGCCCAGCTACGCTGGCACGGCGCAGACGTCCAAGACCTCGACGCGGTATTCGACATGCTGCTCGACTATTTCAATTCCGCTCCAATGCTGACCCTTGCAATCGGACAAGGCGGCGATTATATCGGCGGCGAAAAGGCGACGAGATTCAACGACGGAATACAGCCGATGCGCAAGGCCATGAACTCGTTCATCTGCTCCGTCGACCGACCGTTTCAATTCATCGGCCGTATCAACGAAGACGTCAATACCTACGTCCTGCTGGGGTCGCGGGGGGGGGTATTTCTGTCTATCCTACAAATCGGCCTCGACCAACTCGAAACGCAGAGCAACAGCGGCGGTATGACGGAATTATACTTGGACGCGGGCACGTATGTAAAGAGTTTTTACACGGTCATGTATTGTCCGTCATGCGTGGTTGTTTCGGCAATGGGAACCGCCCATCGGCGGCTGCATCATCACATCAAATGGCGGTACGCCGTGCCGAAGATACTGCACGAATCGGTAAAAAAAGTAACGACCAATGGCATCACACCCAAGCAATAACAAATCGGCGAAAGACCGCCGGAATGCCCGTCTGCCGCTCGTGTCGCATCTGCGCCTCGAACGGCGGATGCCGTTTCGTCAGATAGCCGCAGAGGTCGAACGGCAGTTGGGGTATTCGGTAACGCCGAAGACGATCAAGACCGATTGGGATTTGCTCGTCAGCGAATGGCGGGCCGAAGCCGCGAGCAACACACAGCAGGCGTGCGACGAGGCGCTGATGGAGTGCGACCGCGCTATTGCGGAGCTATGGCGGCTGTACGAAGCCAGCAAGCAGAAACGAGTTGTCAAGCGGGCAAAGGTTCGCACGGCACTCGTCGATATAAACACGTTCGGAAACCCTGTCGTCGGCAAGCCTCTCGACGCCCCCGTTCCGCTCGAATCGGAAACGTCGAGTGTCACGGAGGAACCCGTCGGCGACGTGCGAATCCTCGCCGAAATCCGCAAATGGGAGGAACGCCGCGACAAACTGCTCGGCCTCGACAAGGTACAGGTCGACATCACATCGGGCGGAAAGGAATTCAAGGGCTTTTCGTCGGTGCTACCCGTCATGCCGGGCATCGACGAAATCGTCCGCCGTATCGACGAGGAGCGCGAACGGAAACTATCGGAAGAAGACGAATAACGCATGTTTACCGACGGACTACAACAGCGCGAGGAACAGCAACGCGTCAACTACAAACAGTTGCTTGCCTACCGCCACTTGGCCGACCCACGAATCCGATACGTCGTCTATGGCGGCGCAGCGGGTGGCGGCAAATCGTGGCTGGGGTGCGACTGGCTTATGCGTTGCTGCTGGGCGTTCCCGAAAACGCGCTGGTTCGTCGGCCGAAACAACATCAAGGACAGCCGCGAATCCGTGCTGGTCACGTTCGGCAAGGTCGCCGATTCCTACGGGTTCACGGACTACCGGATAACAGACGACGGCATCAAGTTTACGAACGGGTCGGAAATCGTACTGCTCGACTTGACATTCTATCCGCAGAAAGACCCGATGTTCGAGCGGTTGGGGTCGAAAGAGTTTACAGGTGGTTGGATAGAGGAGGCCGGAGAGGTTCATTATATGGCCTACGAGGTGCTGAAATCCCGAATCGGGCGGCATCTCAACGAGGAATACGGACTGGAAGCGAAGATGCTCATAACCTGTAACCCGAAAAAGAATTGGCTGTATAAGCATTTCTACAAACCGCATATCGACGGAACGTTACCGAAAGACTGCGCATTCGTTCAGGCGTTGGTCTACGACAACCCGTTTATCACGCCCGATTACATTCGAACGCTCGAATCAATCGGCGTCAAGTCGATTCGGCTACGTCTACTGCTCGGCAAATGGGAATACGAGAGCAACGCAAACCAACTCGCCGACTACGACGCCATCCTCGACTGCTTCACGAACGAGCGGCAGACGGGCGACGGCGTGCGGCGTATCAGCGCCGACCTTGCCATGAAAGGCCGTGACCGCTTTGTCGCGTTCAACTGGACGGGAATGGCCGCTAAACTCGCTATCGACAAACCGTACAGCACGGGCAAGGAGATCGAAACCGACCTGCGCGACGAATCGAGGCGGCACGGCGTCCGGCGCTCTAACATCATCGCCGACCTCACGGGCACGGAATATACCGACTATATCCTCGCGCCCCGGCTCGAACTCGCCATCCGCAAGATGCTGATGCGTTACGCATGGTTCGGCGACAAGGCAGCCGATACGGTCACAGACGGCGGCAACCTGCTCGATTCCATCGACCCGGCGTATTTTACCCTCGTCGACGGTTTCTGGAAGCGTCTGTTTACGCTGGCCGCCGCAACGCCCGACCGTCGCACCACATGCGCAGCCAACGCCGCCACAACGTTCGCCGAGCAGAAAGCCGCCATGCGTCAGAACTATGCCGCCGTCGATTTCCTCGACGCGCTGATCTCCGACGCCTCAACGGTTCTGCGGCAGGCCAACGGTCAGCTCATCTACATCACGCAGGCGCTGAAAGACGCGCTGGACGCCGACCTCAAACGAAACAACAAAGGTTCAGAATTGCAGTGGACGGCGCTGTTCGATGGCATCACGGAGACGAACTACAACGGTGTGCAAATGCTCGCCATCCCGTTCCTCGACGAGATCATCAAAGGCTGCGAAACCGTCAGCGGCGGCAAGGCGTGGAACAAGCCTTATCGCGCGCTCTACACGATCAAAGACGACCTGCTCGTCGGTATGGAGAGCGAAAGCGAAGTCGCCGACATTCAGGTATGGTTCAACAAGGACGAGCAGATGAACAAAATTCTGTCGAAAGACAAGATCGGAACGCTGATCGCCGACGATAACCTCGTGCAGGTAGGTTTCTAACCCTCAAAACTCGATTACACTATGAATTGCGATAGCTTCATCAAGGCGAAAATCGAAAAGAACTGCGCGGAACCGATCGCGCGAGGCGTCGAGCGTATCGCGTGGATCGGAAACCGGGCGCAGCTCGACATCGCCAATCTTGAATTTGTCGAGGGTTCGACGAATCAAGTGCTGAATCTGCCGCTTATCAAAGGCGCGCAGTTGTACCCGATCATCCAGTACGGGACAAAGCCGTTCGAGGGGCTGAAAACCGATCTCGACGGCAGCGGCAAGCTGGGCGGCACGGCTTCGACCGAATTTCCGTTCATCGTGCCCGACAACAGCCCGGCGGTTTGCGAGAATATCATCGACCCGCTGCTCGACGGAGAGTTTTTCGTCATTTGGCAGAACCGACACAAGAACCTGCGGGCCACGAACGAAGCGGAGCGCGGAGCGTCTGCATACCAAATCGCCGGACTTTTCAACGGCCTCACGCTGTCGGCCGGGTCGTGCGAGAAATACAGCGACGACACCCTGTCGGGCTGGGCTATTACGCTCAAAGAGGAGAAAGCGCCCCGCTCGGCGATGTTCCTCAACGCGGGTTCGCTCGCAGCCACCGAGGCGCTCATCAAAACGATGCTCACCCCCTCGGAGACGGAGTAATGCACTATGACCGTCGACGAGGTAAAAATCCTGCTTTCGGACTTGAATAGGGGTTACAATACCCCCTATTCGAGCGCCGAACAGGCAACTATCGAAAGACTTTATTACGAGGTCTTGGGAAAGCGCTTGAGCGGCTGCCGATGTCCCGACAGGTGGCACGACGCCGTGCTCGAAATCAACTCGTACATCAAAAAACACGGAAAAATGAAAGAAAAATCGAATTACAAACTGCGTGCAGGGGTTATTCTGCAAATCGCAGGGTCTTCGGAAATTTACACGAACGACAATCTGACCGACGAGGTGGCCGCGGCGTTCCTCAAAGAGCACCCGAACGCCGCCGGGCGTTTCGAGGTTATCCCTACGGCGAAGAAAGACGCCGAAGCGCCGAAAGCTGGCGGGGAATCGTCGGAACGCGAAGCGGCACACAACCGTATCGCCATCCTCGAATCCGAGAAAGCGGAACTTGAAAGCCGTTGCGCCGCATTGCAGGCCCGAATCGACGCCGCGGCGGCCACCGAAACGGCGGCCACCAACGACGAGAAGCCCGGCAGCGGTGACACCGGAGCCGAAAGCGCTGACGAAGCCGACGAACAGCCCGCCGGATACAATGGCAATACTGCCGATGACGCTATCCGGCAGGCTATCGCCGCCGAACTCGTGGCCGGAAAGTCGAAAACGGCTATCAAGCAGGAGTTGGCGGGCAAGGAGATCGGCGGCGTGAAGCTCACGCACCGCCTTATTTCCGACTACATCGAGAAGATCACCGCAGAGGAGTAACCACCCATGAACGTAAAGCACACAAAGAAGCCCGAAACGCGTGTAGACGTCAAATATCTGTCGTCGTTAGGTATCAAAACCTACGGCGACAATAACCTATACCCGCAAACGGTGCGCGATATTGTCGATTCGTCGCCCACAGGTCGCACCTGTGTCGAACGGCGTTCGACATATATCGAGGGGAACGGCCTTGCATCGCAAGCGTTGGCCGAAACCGTGTGCGACACGCGAGGGAATACGGTAGACGACGTACATCACTTGTGCGCCGACGATGTAGCCTACCAAGACGGCCTTGCCCTACACGTCAATTACAATATTCTCGGACAGATCGTGTCGATGGCGCACGTTCCGTTCGAGAATTGCCGCCTTGAAGAGGAAGACGACGACGGCGTTATAAGCCATATCGTCGTACATCCCGATTGGCGGGGTAAAAAGACGCGCGGCGGCAAGGCCGTAAAGGTAACCATCGAAACAATCGAGGTGTTCCCGGTCTTCAATCCGTCGCCCGATGTCGTGCAGTTGCAGATACAGGCCGCAGGCGGTATCGAATTCTACAAGGGTCAGATTCTCTACATTTCACGTGCCGGGCGAAATGCCTATCCCCTGCCGTTGGTCGACGTCGTATTGACCGACATGTCGACGGACGAGGGGCTTTCGAACGTCAACAACCGAAACGTCCGAAATAATTTCCTCACGGCGGGAATGCTCATCACGAAGCGCGGACAAGGCAGCAGCACAGTCGACGGCGACAAAGACGGCGTATCGTCCGACGACGGATTTACGGAGGAATTCGAAAAACTGCAAGGCGATACGAATTCGCTTAAAATCATGCAGGTTGAGATTGAAACCGACGAGGATAAGCCCGAATTCGTACCGTTCAAGACGAACAACTACGACAAGGAGTTTACAGCCACAACGAAAGCTGTAACCGATAATATCTATGCGGCGCTCAACCAAGAAACGTTCGGAAGATTACGCAGCGGCAGTATCGGGTTCACAGGCGACCTTGCGAACGACGTGAAGCGTGAATACTGCGAGCAGGTAGCGAAGCAGCAACGGATGTTATCGCGTGCGTATCGGGCTATTTTCAGCCATTGGGAACCGAACACGATTCCGTACACCGGAGCGGGCGATGCTGCCATCGAACCGCTCGTAAAATCTATTGCCAACGATGCGACATCTGATTGAACCGTGCGACGTCGATAAATACGCCCGCCCCTGCGACATGGACGACGAGATTATCGCCCGCGCCATCGAAGAGGCCGAATTGCTCGACATCAAACCGAAGCTGGGCGACGAACTGTTCATGCGACTGCTTACACACGTGCAATTCGCCGTACTCCTTAATGGCGGCGAATATACCGACGAGTGTAGAAACCGACGACATTTCGTCGGTTTGCGCCGGGCGCTGGCCTACTACGTTTGGGCACGCCTCGTCAAAACGAGCGTAAGCCATTTGACACGCTTCGGCTTCGTGCAGAAGCGCGACGAGTATTCACAGGCGACCGAATATCGCGAGCGGCAAACGGCGTACAACGACGCTTTCGCCATCGCTGACGGTTATATGAAAGAGTGCCTTGCCTACATCCAAGCAAAGCCCGAAATTTTCGCTGATTATACGCTCAAGGGGAAAGTCAAGGCCAATCGAACGAAATTCAAAATTTTAGGCAATTAACTATGTATGACATCAAATTAGGGCAGGGATGCGGCATCAAAGCCACGATGTTGACCCCGGCAGGCGGCGTCTGCGATCTGCGCCGAGCACGGTATATCGCAGCGTCGCTCGTACTGGTATCCGGCGCAACGATGAATTGCGAAGACGTCACGTTCAATGAGGTGACGAACGCTGTTTATGTGCGCCTGCTCGGAACCCGCGAACTGACCGCCACCGGGCGCTATGGCATCATCTTCAACGTCAAACTGGAAGACAAGACGATGTATTCGACGCCCGTTGTGTGGTTCGCGGAAGTCAAAGAGAACGCCCCGACAGGCTATCACGAACTGACGCTATCGCTGTCGCTCACCGTCGTAAATTTCCCGGACAATGTCTCCTATACGGGAGCGTCGCCAAAGATCGGCGACAAAAATACGTGGCTGGTCTACGACGACAATCTCAACGCGTATGTCGATACGGGTATCGAGGTCGGATATGCGAACCTGTTGTCACGCTACGACGGTAAGTTTGCCGAAATCGTCGTCCCGTGTACCGAGGCAACCAACGCGGCCGCAGCGGCCACGGTCGCCGCAAACAACGCGGCCGCAGCAGCCAATAGCGCAGCAGGAAGTGCATCGACGGAGACAACAGCAGCGAATACAGCCGCAGGCAAGGCCAACGCCGCAACGACGGCCGCAAATAACGCAGCAACAGCGGCCAACACAGCCACGGGTAAGGCAAACGAGGCGGCGACAGCAGCAAATAATGCAGCGGAATCCGCACAGCGCGTCGTCGACACCTACGACGACGTTATCAATACGCTCGCGCACTCCGACTGCACCCTCGACGAGCGGGTCGAGGCACTCGAAAAGGCGCTTATAGCCGTCTTGTCGGGTGCTGTCGTGATTCCCAAATTGCAGATCAAGGAATTGAACGTATGGGGCAATAACAGCCTTGCCCCCGTCGGCGACGGCGCACCGACGAAAGCCCCGGACAGAGCCGGGCAGTTCTACATCGACAAGACCGCCCGCGCGCTCTATTTCTCAACGGGTAACGCGGCCGTGTCAGACTGGAAAATTCAATAATGCAAACGGAATATGGCACAGGTTAACAAATACGCAGATCGGGCCGCTTATACGGCCGACGCGAAACGTCTTTCAACGAAATCGGCCGTTTCGTTCATCGAAAATGAAACGACAACGATTTACGACGGTGTGAATACCGTCGTCGGAAAATCGGCTGCCGCCATCGGCGATCTCGCCGTTTTCGATAAAACGGACGGGGTTATCAAATACATCAAAAGCGCAACGATTGCCAAGGCGCAGATTCCAGCAAACCTTGTACCGCTGGCCGTCGTCTATGCGCGACAAGGTGAACAGCTATTGATCGTATCGCTCGACCATGTTTCGGGCAGCATCCGCTGGGCACATACCTACGAGGTTGCATTGTCGGGTTTCGATCTCGCTGCGGGCGGCACAATCGTGTTGAAGCTCGGTTCCGACCCTGCCGCCGCAGAGGTGTCGATAGCGTATACCGCAGGCGCAACGCTCGCGGATGTTGCATCGGCTATCAACGCGAAACTCAAAGGTGGGACACCCAATTACTCCTCGACGGATTATGGCGGATGGGCGGCGACTGCGGCGGACAATTTCGTCGTGATGGGTTCGAACACGTATAACGCCTCCCGTGCGGCGATTGCCGTTGTTGGCGGTTGTCAGATCGCAAGGACACCGGAAGACATTAACTACCAAACAACGTTGACGGGGGTGTTGATCGAGGGGTCAACCGAATATGTCCGCCGCAACAACGGCGTTAATTCGTCGTTTGCGGGCTGTAATCCCGAAAAATTCCTGCAATACTATTCGGCCAACGGAACCGATACCACAGGAATCAAACCCGGAAGTAGCACCATAATTCGGGAAAGCGCTTTTACGGAAGAGGCCAACCCGGAACTGGTCGCCGCCTATCCAACCTACCGGGATTATCTGTTCGGAGAACATTTGCTGCAATATCCCGCAGCCTACGGCGCGCTGCTTCGTGATGGCAAGGCCAACACGCACCTGATCGGCGGTCTGCGGTTCGTCGACATCCACGGCGAAAGCGTTCCCCGTTATCCGGCCGCTGCGGCCGCTCTCGACTACGGCGTCACGGTCGAGGGCGCAACTACCGGACTGGAAGCGGGCGCATGGTGGCTGCCGTCCGTCGATGAAGTCTACCTGCTCATGCACGACCGCGTGCTAACGTCCGCCGACCGGGAAAGCGACCCTGTAAACCGCACGCTGTCGCGCCTCGGTAAGACGACCTGCTACGGATCGGGTTATTATCCGTGGACATCGTGCGAGTGCAATTCCAACGGCGCGTTCATCTACGGCGGCAACTCGGGCTACGTGAACCTCAACTACAAGTATGGCACGAACGCCGTGCGTCCGGTTTCCGCTTTGTAAAAACAGTTTTCAGTTTTTAATTCCCGCGCCGCATCGCGTCGGCGTGCGGTGCGGGTTCGCAAGTTAGACCTATGGCAAAGAAATTATCTATCCTCGACAAAACGTTCCAACTGGCGTTGCTCCTGCATCGCCGGACGGCGGAATTCAATCGCAAATACAAATTCACTATCGGCGACCGCATCGACGTTGTGGCAGAGGAAGCGCAGGAAATGATACTGCGGGCGAATCATCAAACCGACCCGAAACGGGCCGCACAAATCATCTACGATTTCGTCCTGCGTATTGACACCCTGTCGCTAAAACTGCGGATGGCCGTTGCGCTGGGTCTGATGAGTGACGACGCAAAAGCACAATGCGATATGCTTATCGCAAAGATTAAAGACGAGGCGAGGGGTTGGCGAAACTATTTTCTGCGTGGCGAGGGTGTCGTCGGCAAGAGCAACGGGCCGTCGGCAGAGAGCCTATAATTATTATTTTGAAAAGGGTTTGCATACTATCATTCATAGTTATACCGACAATGCAAAAAACTGGCGAGTACAATTCCAACAACGCGTTCATCTACAACGGCAACACGGGCAACGTGAACAACAACAACAAGTATAACACGAACGCCGTGCGTCCGGTTTCCGAATTTCAAGGTAATGTAGACCCTTTCGCCTCGTTCTATAAATCAATGCGGGCGGCATATCGCCTATGCTTAAAAAACAAAGTGCATACCGCTAACGCGATACGCTTTTGGCTTGATGAAGAAAGCGAGCTTGTCGCGCTCGCCCGCGAGGTGTTCAACTGCGAATATGTCCCGCGGCAATCCATCGCATTTATCGTTACGAAACCATGCCTGCGCGAAGTGGTAGCCGCCGATTTCCGCGACCGAATCGTGCAGCACTATATCGTCATGCGCCTCGAAGCTCTTTTCGAGGAATGCGGAACACTCGACGATAACATGTTCAGTTGCCGCGTCGGGAAAGGCAACCTTGCGGCCATACAGGCCCCACAACAGCAGATATTCCACCAGTCGAAAGGTTATACCGCCGACTGTTATGTGGCAAAATTCGACCTGCAATCATTCTTTATGAGCATCGACAAACGCCGTCTTTACGACGAGTTGGTCGCATTGGTCGCCAAACGCTACGAGGGATGGGATAAGGATACGCTGTTGTATCTTATCCGCGTCGTTACGCTGCATAATCCGCAGGACAACGCCGTGCGGAAAACTCCACTTTGCGATTGGGCTGACCTGCCGCGCTCGAAGAGCCTCTACAATGTCGATTGGTTCCTCGGTTTAGCCATCGGGAACCTCACGTCGCAATCCGACGCGAATTTCTACAACGCACCCGCGATGCGGTGGATGCGCTCCGTTGGCCTCGCTCCTGTGAACTACGTCGATGATTTCGCATTCGTCGTCCGGGATAAGGCATCGTTTCTTACGGCCATGCCTTATATTCGAAACTATTTCGCCGCAGAACGGGGACTGACGATGCACCCGCGGAAATTCTACCTGCAACACTACTCGAAAGGCATCAAGTTTTTAGGTGCGGTTATCAAATACAACCGCGTCTACACGAACAACCAAACCGTCGCACGGTGTTTCGGAAAGATTCACTACTACAACGAAGCGTGCCGACACAGTAGCCGCCGCAAGGCCCGGCATGTCGAGAAGCTGGCGACAATCCTAAACTCCTATTTGGGGTTGATGCGGCATTTCGATACGTTCAACATTCGTAAACGCATCGCCGCAGAGGTCGGAACCGTATGGTGCGACTATATCCGTTTCGACGACGACATCACGACGGCAACGGTCGTCAAACATTTCCGGCAACGGGAAATCTGCAAATACAACGTCCGCAAACAACGCAGACGCGATTTATTCACACTCAAAAACTTACTCAACGATGGAAACACAGCAGCAAATTAACGAATTACAGTCGCGCCAGTTGGAACTGCGCGCGATCATGGCATCGTCGGACGAACGGGCCGCGAAATGCTTCAAAAACGGAACGTCGTTTCGTGAAACATACCCCGACGATTTCGCCCGATACGAGGCCGCAAACACCGAATACAACCGAAACGAACAGACGCTGGCCAAACTCGAAGCGACGCGAGATGCGGAACGAGCCGAGGAAGAGCAGGCGCATAACATCGACGCCGTATGAACCCGCTAACCGAACAATCGACAATGACCGAAACCGTCGTGCAGAACTCGGCGACAGCGATATTGACGTCGATTTTCTATCAAGCGCTTGCGGATTCGATCATTTGGTTGGTCGTTGCAGCTGTGGTTATCGTCTGCGATCTCTTTTTCGGCTGTGAAGCAGCCCGAAAAAGGGGTGAGCGTGTGCGCATTTCGCGGGCAGTTCGCCGCACGGTCAACAAAATGTGCGAATACCTGTGCTGGGTCATGCTCGGCATTGCTCTTTCGATAGGATTTGCCGCCGACTGGCTGAAATACCTGATTTTCGCCATCATTTACGGTAATGAACTATCGTCGTGCTTGTCTAACTATTTTGCAGCAAAAGGCAAGCGGATAACATTTAACGTCTTTTCGTTGCTGGGGCGACGGCTCGGTATTGACGAACTCGAACAATGCCACATCGAGGAAGACAACCGGGCTGAAAAAGTAAATAAAGACACATATTAAATCGGATTCGATATGAATTACATTTTGAAAAAGGCCCTCGAAATGGCCGCAGTTTTGGAAAAAGTGAGCGACTTTTTCCTGTTCAAGTCGAACCGCATTCTGCACCTGCTCGGATGCCTTATCGGTTCAGCTTTACTCGGCTGGGAATTTGGCGTCGGCGCAGGATTGACGGCTGAAATCAAAGATATGCAAAGCGGCGGACGCTGGGACTGGCTCGATATTGCCGCCGACGCTATCGGTACGCTGGTCGGCGAGATCGTACATTTCGCAATCTTCAAACGCTGGTAGGTATGGCACAGCATTTCACTCTTTCCGAATTGCTCCACTCTGACACGGCGGAAGCAAGGGGAATCCAGAACACGCCGCCACACGACGTTCTCCGACGCCTGAATTACCTAATGGATAACTGCCTCGACCCAATCCGTCGGCTATGGGGCAAACCTATCGGCGTAAACAGCGGGTATCGGTCGCCAGCCCTCAATGCTGCCGTCGGAGGCGTGGCGACCAGCCAGCACGTCAAAGGCGAAGCCGCTGATATAACGACGGGAACGGTCGAGGGGAACAAGCAACTATTCGACATGATCTGCGCAAGCGATATTTCGTTCGACCAACTTATCGACGAACGCAATTTCCGCTGGCTTCACATTTCCTGTAAAATGGGAGGCATCGGTAATCGTCGTGCTATCCTGCATTTGTAA